GCAGTTGATCGTTTAGCGGAAGCAGAGGAGAAAGCACGCTTGGCAAGGGTTGGTGGTGCTGGTGGTGCTGCAGCAGAAGCAACATATGGTTCTCCTCTCGCTGCCATTGCTGCAGGTGCAGGTATCGGTGGTGGTGTTGCTGAAAACGCTGCTGTTGCTGCAGGCATCCTCACACAAGATCAGGCTGATGAGTTGATGATGCGTAGAGGTTTAGTTCCGTTTGCTACTGGTGGAATTGTTACTGGACCAACCCGTGCGCTTATCGGTGAGGCTGGACCAGAAGCAGTAATTCCTCTTGACCGTCTGCAATCAGGTATGACAGTGAATGTGACTGTGAACGCTGGTATCGGTGTGAACCCTGCGGAAGTTGGTAATGAGATTGTGGATATCTTGCAGCGTTATCAGCGCAAGAACGGCAGTGTTCCTATTAAGGTTGCGTAACTATGGCAATCACAACGGCATGGGGTGAAGTGATAACGGTTTCAATGGAAATCGGTTTGATCAGTTATGAGTTCACTTTGGATGATGCCACGCTTGGCAGGCTTGATGGTGCAGGTCGCTTGGATGGTTCGCTTGAGGGTGTTGATGTTTCAGAGTTTTGTGTTGATGTTTCTATTTCTAGAGGCAGAAACGACCAGACGAACGCAAACTTTAATACGGGTGTCGCAAGCATTACTTTGTTGAATCGTGATCGCAGGTTTGATCCAAACAACACTTCGTCACCTTATTGGGATTCAACGCTAAACAAATCGGGTGTAACACCACGCAGACGGGTAACTATCCAATCTGGTTCAGAAACATTGTTTGTTGGGCGTATCACAGATATCAATATTGATTACCAGCCGAACCGTAGCGATGCGACAGAGGAAAACTCTACGATCACGATCACGGCTGCAGATGACTTTGTGTTGTTGGCTAACACTTTCATCCCAGAGGAATTAACACCTTCAGCAGAGTTGTCTGGTTCACGGCTGGAATATATTTTGGATTTGCCTTCAGTTAATTATCCTGCTTTGACACGAAACATTGATGCTGGTTCAGCAACTTTGGGCGGTGGTGCAACATTCGCTATCCCTGCAGACCAGCAGGTGCTTACCTATTGTCAAAAGATCGCTGAAGCAGAGCAAGGATATTTCTTTGTTGCAGCGAACGGTGATCTAACTTTCACTGATCGTTTAAGCGCAGCGTTCGCAACTGTTGCAGCAACCTTCAGTGACGCTGGCACAGATATTCCTTACACGGGTTTAACAGTTCAATATGGTCAAGAGTTGCTGTACAACAAAGTGATCTGCAACATTGTTGGTGGAACTGAACAGATCGCTGATGATGCAACCTCACAAACAGAGTATGGGATTTCAACATATTCTTTGCATGATTTGTTGCTGTCCACTGATGCTTCCGCTTTGACTCTGGCAAACTATCTGCTGAACCTATATAAGCAGCCTGAGTACAGGTTTGACAATGTTTCAACTATCTACAACGCTTTAACTCCAGCCGATCAGGTGACGCTTTCGGGTTTAGATATTTCTGATGTGGTGGAGATAACCAGAACCTATGCGACTGGCACACCTTCATCTGTGACCGACCAGTATTCAATAGAGAACATTAAGCACACGATCACGCCTAGTTCTCATACGGTTGAGTTTGGTTTGGGTGTGGCAGATTTGTTGTATCCTTTCACTTTGGATTCCAGTTTGTATGGGGTCTTGGATTCAACCAACGCTCTAACCTGAGTGTTACACTAGGAGGCATTATGGCTGGACTTGGAACAAAACTTTGGACTAGTGGTGAGGTTGTCACTGCTGCAGGCGTTAATGGATACCTGCAGGATCAGGTAATTGGAACTTATGCTTCCACCACTGCCCGTGATGCAGCCTTCGGTGGTGCAGGTGAACCAACTCTGAGTGAAGGAATGTTTGCTTACACGACTGACACAAATACTTTGTGGCTTTATTCGGGTGCAACTAATGGTTGGGTGAACTTGCTTGGTTCTGATATTGGCACTCAAGCGTTGTCAAACCGTAATGTGGTTATCAATGGTGCTATGCAGGTTGCACAACGAGGAACAAGTACAGCGAGCATTACTGCGAATGGTTTTTACACGATTGACAGGTACAACCTTGCTGTTAATACGCTCGGAACATGGACACAAAGCCAAGAAGCCGATGCACCAACAGGTTCAGGTTTTCGCAACTCCCTAAAGATGCTCTGCACTACGGCTGATGCTTCGCCTGCTGCTGCAGACATTCTGGTTATAAGTCAAAGGTTTGAAGGTCAAAATGTTCAGCAGTTCTTGAAGGGAACTGCATCAGCGAAACCGTTTGCTGTATCGTTTTGGGTGAAGTCAAATGTTACTGGAACTTATATTGCCGAACTACAAGATATTGATAATACTCGTCAAGTGTCGGCTTCATACACCATTTCGGCTTCCGCAACTTGGGAAAAGAAAACGATTATCTTTCCTGCCGACACAACTGGTGCGTTGGACAACAACAATGAATTATCTTTGCAGGTGAACTTTTGGATGGGTGCTGGTAGTGACCGTACTTCTGGAACTTTGCAAACAACTTGGGCTTCAACGGTGAACGCTAATCGTGCTGTCGGTCAAACCAACCTTGCTGCAGCAACCAACAACTATTGGCAGATAACGGGTGTGCAGTTGGAGGCTGGTGCTGTTGCTACACCATTTGAGTTTGAGGATTTTGGTACAACGCTTCGCAAATGCCAACGGTACTATCAAAAGAGTTATGATGTTACGGTTGCACCTGCAACAGCAACATCCGTTGCAGGTATTTTGATGGGGAATGATGGATCAGCAGCCAATGCTGCACCTTGGGGGATGGTCAGATTTCCAACGACAATGCGAGCAGCCCCAACTGTTACTTTTTATTCATATACAGCAGGCGCAGCAGGTGTAATATCCAATTATTCTGGAACAGACCAAGGGGCAAATAGTGCGATTGCTGCTGGTGCAGGAATGACAGGATGTTACATATTCAACAATAATGGTGCAACAGTTACGACAACCTTTGGTTGGTTCTGTCATTATGTTGCGAGCATAGAGTTATGAAAATGAATTACACATATCAAATAATCATTAACTTTTTAGGTCAGAAAGTTATTTTGCGTTCTGATAAGGCTTCCATTCCTTTTGATGAAGCGAACACCGACTATCAGGCATATCTAGCGTGGGTTGCTGAAGGTAACACGGCTACAGAGTGGCAGCCTGAAGCCTGATGTGCGTTCACGCTGGCTGATCTTTTTACCTGTTGCGATCTTTGCGTTGTTTGCTGCAGAGCCAGCACACGCTGAACAGGTTGGTTTACTGGTTCGTGGCTATTCCATAACGGAGATACCACCAATCAAGTCTGATGTTGCTTATCCTTTGTGCGGTAGCAGTGTTGAACCGTTTATCAATGCGACTTGGGATTATGAGCCGTATCAGCAATGTGATTGGGATTCTTTCATGTTGCATTACACGGGGTATCTGCAAATCCCTGAGCATGAAACGATTGAGTTCTTTATTGCGTCTGATGATGGTGGCACGGTCAAGATTGGTTTAGAGGAGTTTGGTGTTTGGCAAGATCAGGGATGCAGTGCAACTATGTCTGGCGAACTACAACTTGAGGCAGGCACACAACCACTTGATGCATGGTTTTACGAGAACGGTGGTGGCACTTGCTTCATGCTGGCATGGAACATTGATGACACAGGTTGGGAGATTGTTCAACCAGATTTTTTTACTAGTGAACCTTTGACACCTGAGACAACTTCCACGCTTGAAACAACAACAATTTCAACAACGACTACTTCAACAACGACTACTTTCCTGCCAACCACAACGGCAGCACCACAAACAACAACAACAACACCCCAAACAACCTCATCTACAACCCTTTATGTTTCCAGTACCACGACCCTTTTAGATCAGCCCACAACAACACTGCCAAGCACGACAACGACAACAAGCACACTGCCATCCACAACAACCACAACAACTTCAACAACATCTATTCCCCCACCGATTCCTCAACCAGTTCC